GAAGATTACGTAAAACGAATTAAAAATGTTATCGACAATCTTATTTTACCCTCGGATAAAGAAACATTTATTGCTGAAATTGAAACTATTCTAGCACAGGGAACAACATTATCTGAGGATGCTATGACTTATTTTACTGCTCTTAAAGGAGCCGCAGATAAGGAAAAGCCAGCGTTCACAGAGAACGGAAAAGCAGTTCTTCAGTTTATGCAGGAGAACAAGGAAACTTATAATAACTTATTCAAAGCAAAGGAAGTTGGCGAGGGAATGAACATTACTTCAAGAACAGCCTCAGGTGCTATGCGTAAGTTAGTAACAGATGGTTATGTTGAAAAGATGGGTGAAAATCCAGTGGTTTATTCTCTTACAGAAAAGGGAACAACAATCGACTTAAGTACAGAATAAGTCCTTGACAAATCACAAAATTTTTGATATAATATTTATATGGAACAGAAATTAAATTTTAATCATAAGGAGATTTAAGATGAAGAAAGCAATTAACAGAGAACACATTGAAGGATATGTATACGAGCATAATTTAGCAATTAAGACAGTACAGAACACAGAGTCTAAGAACTACGGTAAGGAGTTCATCAACGGAACACTTGATATCCAGACTGACGAAGATGGACTTAATGTTGTAACTGTAGCTTTCACATATGTAACTGAAGTAACTTCAAAGGGAACTAAGAACGAGACTTACACAACTCTTAAGAATATCATTGAGAGTGGTAAGACAGTTCTTGTAGATGGTAAGGATGCTGCTACAATGGTAAGAATTGATACAGCGCTTGGTCTTAATGACTTCTACACATCTCGTAATGGAGAGGAAACTTTAGTTTCAGCAAAGAGAAATGATGGTGGTTTTGTTCACGCAACTAATAAGTTAGGTGAGGAAGCTACTCGTAATACATTTGAATTTGATATGCTTATCAACGGAACTCGTCTTGTTGAAGCAGATGAGGAGAAGCATATTGATGCAGACTACCTTATTGTTAAGGGAGCAGTATTTAACTTCAGAAATGCAATTCTTCCTGTTGAACTTGTTGTTAAGAGTGCAGGCGGAATCAAGTACTTCGAGTCACTTGACGCATCTCCTTCAAATCTTGTATTCACAAAGGTATGGGGTAAGATTGAATCTCAGACTATCGTAGACAAGAGAGAGGAAGAGTCAGCATTTGGTGACGCAGCTGTTAAGGAGTACACAAGAACAATTCGTGAGTGGGTTATCACAGGTACTGCAAAGGAAACATACGAATTTGGAGATGAAAAGAACGGTATCACAGCTGATGAAATTAAGACAGCAATGGCAGACCGTGAAGTTTATCTTGCAGATGTTAAGAAGAGAGCAGATGAGTACCAGGCTAGCAAGTCTGCATCTACTCCGGCGGCAAGTGCTGGTTCTAACGGCACAACAGCTGCAGCAGGTGGTTTTAACTTCTAAGGAAGCTCTTAGGGGAGCGTAAAAGCTCCCCTTTTTATTTGACCTATTTATGGGATTCATGCTTTTAATATAAAGCATCATTAAGTGCTTAGGGCGTAGATGGTCGCAAATCAGAAACGAAAAAGGCATTTGGAAATTTTTAATACGAAATTATAGAGGAGAGAAAAAATGGCAGATTTAGATATTTTAGGCATTCAGCCACATCAGGTAAGTAGAGATATGCGAGGATACTCGGTGTTTTTCTATGGTGAACCTAAGTCAGGAAAGACAACAACCGCGACTAAGTTCCCTAAACACCTTCTATTAGCATTTGAAAAAGGTTATAACGCAATCCCAGGAGCTATGGCTCAGCCAATTAACTCATGGTCAGAGTTCCGTAAGGTTCTCCGTCAGTTAAAAGAGCCTGCCGCGCAGGAGAAATTTGAAACAATTATCATTGATACCGCTGATATTGCATATGACTATTGTGAGAACTATATTTGTTCAAATCATGGTGTAGATGCTATTGGTGATATTGGATATGGTAAAGGATATACATTAGCTGGTAAAGAGTTTGACGAGTGTCTTCGTAAGATTGTTCAGATGAATTATGGACTTGTTCTTATTTCACACGCAGTAGATAAGACATTTACTGATGAATCTGGTAAAGAGTATAATCAGATTGTTCCTACTCTTGGTAATAAACCTCGTAATATTGTTGCTCGTATGTGCGATATTATTGGTTACTCAAGAGGAGTACAGGATGGAGAAAATAATACTTCAACTAAGTTATTTATGCGTGGAACACCAAGATATGTAGCTGGTTCAAGATTTAAGTACACTCCTGATTATATTGATTTCACATATAAGGATTTATGTGCTGCTATTGGTGATGCTATTGATAAGCAGATGGCGGAAGATGGTACAGAATACTTTACTGAAACAAGAAGTAATCTTTATGTTGATACAACAGTAGAACTTGATTTTGATACTCTTATGAAGGAGTTCCAGAATATTATTGCTAACATTCCTGGTTCAACTGATATGAAGGGTGAAACAGAAGAAGGTCAGCAGTTCAGAGAGTACTGGCAGCCAAGAATTGCTCAGTGTATTGAGAAATATCTTGGTAAAGGTAAGAAGATTAAGGATGCAACAAGAGACCAGGTTGAAGCAATCGACCTTATTGTAGCTGACCTTAAGGATATGGTTAAATATAAAGAAGTATAATATATGCGGGAGGCTATAAACCTCCCGCTTTACTTTTATAAAAAATTATGATATAATTATTATATAGATAGAAAGTAGGTGTACTATATGCAAATAACAATGTCAATGGAAGAATATGAAGATTTGAAATATGAATCAAGAGAAGAGGTAAGAGAGCTTGAACTTGAAAATGCACGATTAAGAAAAGAAAATGAAGAATTGGCGAGAGAAAATTTTAGACTAAAAACACAAAATGAGGAAAACTTGTTTGAACAGTCATCTATTCGTAAAAGTGTAAAACCTGCAAGTAAAGGAGGTTTCTTCTTTTAATGGCTAAAAAGATGTGTAAATGTGCAATATGCGGTATTGAGTTTGATAGAAACTCGATTCAAGCAGTAAAACATGGCGCCCGCCGCTATGCACATAGAGATTGTTTCCCAAAGGGAGAATTAGTACCAATGGAAAAGTCTGCCACAGAAGACCCAGACTTGATTGCTCTTAAAAATTATATCGAGAGAATATATGGTACTAAAGCAAATTGGGCGTTAATTAACAAACAAATAAAGAAATTTCATTCAGAAAATAAATATTCTTATAGTGGAATATTAAAAAGTCTGATTTATTTTTATGAAGTAAAACATAACTCTGTTGATGGTAGTAATGGCGGAATTGGTATTGTAGAATATACATATGACCAAGCCTATCAGTATTATCTCGCTATATTTATGGCTCAACAGAATAATGAGGATAAAACTTTAGTAACAAAAGTGAAAGAGTTTATTATTAAGCCTCCACATCAGAGAGGTACAAAGAATTCATTATTAGACTGGGCGGAGGATGAAGATGGCGAAGAATAGTTCATATATAGATGTAGGGTCATTATGCCAGGTAATTGGATGTATTTATAATAATCCTAAGTTACTTGAAAGAGATGACAAATATAAATTTAACAAAGAAGATTTTGTGGATTCGTTTCACCAGATGATGTTTTCAGCAATTTATAATTGTTGGCAACTTGGTGCGAAAGAATTATCACTTCCTATTATAGAAGATTATTTAACTCAAAGACCAAAAGCATTGGCTGAATATAAAGTTAATAATGGTGCTGAATATATTTTAAAAGTGGCGGAAACAGCTAATCCACTTACTTTTGATTATCATTATGCTCGTATGAAAAAATTAACTTTACTTCGTGCATATGAAAATATGGGTATGGATTTAAGATGGTATCTCGATGAAGATAATCTTGACTTTAAGAAGTTACAAGAGCAAAGAGATACGTTCGATGCAGATAGTCTTGAGGATATTGCAAATAAAATAAATGATAAAATTGATGCGATTAAAGTTCAGTACATTCAAAGTGTAGATGGTGCGGAGGCCCAGATTGGTGATGGTATCGACGAGTTCCTTGAATCATTAAAGGAAACTCCCGCATTAGGATATCCACTTTATGGTGCGTATATGAACTTAGTAACTCGTGGAGCAAGACTAGGTAAGTTCTTCTTACGCTCTGCCGCGACAGGTGTTGGTAAAACTCGTAGT